CACGTTGACATCTCCAGCGGTACGTCAAAGTACCGGCTGGATGCCAAGGTATCCGGTGGTGGTAACATCCGCAACAGCGACGTCCGCACCCCATCCGTTGACTCGGAGCTGCTCTTCCTTAACGGGGACCAGCCTGAGGTGTATCTTTTTGACGACGACAACGACGACAGCCCTACCCCTATCTACTTCCTTACCCCCGAGGCTTTCCGCCAGCAGCAAGCGCTGGATCGGGACAACACCCAGGATGATCCCGACTACTTCACCATCTACCGCGAGGCAGACGCCACCAACAAGCGGCGGCTGTACATGGAGCTGTACCCGGAGCCGACGGCATCCCGGGTGATCGAGCTTATGTTCTGGACTAAGCCTGCCCGACTGGCGTCGGACGGCACCACGGACAATACGGAGTTCCTTATCCCGGAGCGGTGTGTGTTCCAGCTTGCGTACATGTACGCGCTGAACGAGCGCGGGGAGGAGCTTGGTGAGCCAGGTAACCTTGCTGAGAGACGCTACTTTGAGTCTCTGGCTGCGGAGATTGAGAAGGAAATTGACGTCTACACCCGCGGTGACCGCTACGAATGGAGACGTGACTAATGGCGGAGCGTATGCACGGGGGAGCTCCTCTCCTTCACATACCGCTAAACGCCCCGGCCTTCAGCGGCCTTAACTCCCAGGCAGCAGCAGCTATCCTTGGGCCGGAGTGGGCTACCCGGCTGGATAACACCGTACTGGACCAGTTCTCCCGTCTAAGTGGCCGTAAGGGCATGACCAAGCGCAACACGTCTACCCTTACGGGGGACGTGAAGTTCTTGTTTGAGCATTACGACGCTACGGCGGACGCATACCACCTTCTTGCGGTGGTGGATACGTCCAGCACCATCACGATACACAAGTCCACGGACTACGGGCAGACATGGAGCGACGTATCGGGTACGGCAACCCTATCCGACGCAGATATGCTCCTTGTGGAGCTGGGGGGCGACGTTATCGGTCTCCAGAACGGCGAGACGCCGATCATCTACAGCGGTACGTCCTTCAGCGACATCAGCGCGACTAACATGCCCGACTACAACGTCGGGTGTGCTGCTTTTGGTCGTATCTGGTCCAAGCGCAGCGCCACTACCGTGGCGTACACGGGACTGCTTGATCCGACGGACTGGAACGCTACCGGCTCGGGGGAGATCGACCTGACGTCCGTTTGGCAGAACGGGGACGTGGTTACGGCAGTGTCCGAGTTCAACGGACAGCTTGTGATCTTCGGTCGTACTCACGTAGTGATTTACGACGACGACACGGGCAGTGAGCTTGGCCTAGACCCCGCTAACGCGGTTCTGGTGGACATCATCACCAACGTGGGCTGCATCGCCCGGGACAGCATTCAGGTAGTCAACGGGGATCTTTGGTTCCTTAGCGACAGCGGCGTGCAACGCCTTAGCCGCCTTATCGAGACCACCAACAATCCGCTGATAAACATCTCCAACAACGTCCAGGACGAGCTACAAGCCCGCGTCCAGAACGCAAGTCAGATGGAGATCAAAAGCGTGTACAGCCCACGAGAGCGGCTGTATCTCCTTGCCATCTCCGACGGCGGTACGACGGAATCGGGCACGACCTACGCTTTCGACACCCAGGGTGCTTTGCAGGACGGTTCCTTCCGCATCACGGGAACCTGGACCTACCTTGTGCCGCGGGCCGCGGTCTACGGCAACGACCAGAATCTGTACTTCTCCGTGAAGGAAAAAGCGGGTTTTGTGTATCGCTACGAGGGCTACGACGACGACGGCGAGTCTTACGTGGTGAACTACGAGTCCGGGTGGAACGACCTTGGGTCGCCCAACCTGAAGATCCTGAAGCACATCACCGGCTTATTGTACGTACAGTCCCAGACTGCTGTTACCTTCAAGTGGGCGTGGGACTTCCGCAACAACTTCCGTACCTCCAATACGGTCTACCCCGCTAACGCCAGTGCAGCGGAGTGGGGAGTAGCAGAGTGGGGCATTGCCGAGTGGGGCGGTGGTTTGGTGATTCAAGAGAAGCGCGTCCCCGCAGGGGGAACGGGCGAGTACCTGAAGGTAGGTCTCAGTACGCAAGTTAACGGGGAGCTGTTCACCTTGCAGCAGCTCTCCCTGTACACGAAACTTGGGAGGCTCCGGTGAGCGACTATACTCAAAGCACTTTCTTTGCCCCGAAGGACCTTCTTGCCACGGGCAACCCCAACAAGATCATCTACGGCTCGGACGTCGACGCCGAGCTTAGTGCTATCAGCACGGCTATCGCCACGAAGGCAGACGTGAACGGAGACGCTATCGGAGCAGGTACGCCCTGCACCGAACTATCCGTGGACAACCTGAAGCTGGACGCCAACAAGATCATCTCCACCAACACGGATGGGGACATCGAGCTGGAGCCCGACGGCACCGGCTCCGTAGTCATCACCAAAGTGGATATTGCAGACGGGGAGATTGACGGCACACCTATCGGAGCGAACAGCGCCTCTACGGGCGCGTTCACGACGCTTACCACAACTGGGAACCTTTCCGTCGCCTCTTCTACCAACCCTTACAGCTACACCAATGCAATCCTTGCCAAGACCATTGCAAACGAAGGTGTAACTCGCTCGTATATCCTTCGATCAGTCAGCAACGAAAATTTCAACACAGCTAACGCAGCAATGTGGATTGGCCGGGACGGGACCAACAGCCGCTCAATTAACGCAGGCGGTACGGTAAACGCATCGGGCACTGACTACGCGGAATACATGACCAAGGCTGGCGACTTTGTTATCGCCAAGGGCGAAATCTGCGGCATTGACAGCAACGGCAAGCTAACAAAAACATGGGCTGACGCTGTGTCCTTTGTCATCAAATCTACGGAACCGTCCTACGTCGGTGGTGATAGCTGGGGAGATGGGCTAGAAGGCACCGCGCTGGAGACCGCTCGTCAGATGGTAGATCGCATTGCCTTCTCTGGGCAGGTTCCCGTAAATGTCTACGGCGCAGCTCCAGGGGATTACATCGTACCCGTCCAAGACGGGAACGGTATCGGGGGCATTGCAGTGAGCAATCCTACCCTTGAGCAGTACATGCAGGCCGTGGGGAAGGTCATTGCCATCAAAAGTGATGGTCGGGCCAAGGTACTTGTGAAAGTAGTTTAAGGAGCTTGGCGTGTGTCCCAGCTTGACCTTATTACCGGCCTTTGGCCGATCTTTGTCGGATTCATCACGCTGGTAATCGTACTGGCAAAGATGCACGCCGACCTAGAGACGGTCAAGGAAAAGATACGAGTGCTGTTTGATCTGTGGAACGGGAGGGACAAATAGTGCTGCAAGCCCTTATCGGACCCGTAGCGGGAATCCTTGACAAGTTCGTCGAGGACAAGGATCAGAAGGCTCGCTTGGCGCATGAAATTGCGACAATGGCAGAGAAATATGCGCAGGAAAGTGCGTTAGCCCAGGTCGAGGTAAACAAGGCGGAGGCAGCTCACCGTAGCTTGTGGGTTGCCGGGTGGCGCCCCTTTGTGGGCTGGACCTGCGGGGCAGCACTGGCTTGGCACTTCCTTCTCCTGCCGGTCCTTACAAGCGTCCTTGGGGTACTTGGTCATCCCGTACCGGAGTTAGCGAGCTTTGACATGGACAGCCTTATGACTGTCCTGCTTGGGATGCTGGGGCTTGGTGGACTGCGCACCTTTGAGAAAACAAAGGGCCTTGCGAAATGAGGACTGGTGATGAAGGAATCGCCCTTATCCGTCACTTTGAAGGTTGTCGGCTTGACGCTTATCTGTGCCCTGCTGGCGTGTGGACTATTGGTTACGGTCATACTAAGGGGGTAAAGGAAGGTGAGACGATTGACCAAGAGGCGGCTGAGGCTTTTCTTATCGAAGATCTGGAAGAGTTTGAAGGCTACGTTACTGAAATGGTGGAAGTACCTCTTTCACAATCCCAGTTCGACGCCCTTGTATCATGGACCTTCAACCTTGGCCCTGGCAATTTGGAAAGATCGACACTCCTGGCGAAATTGAACCAAGGGGAGTACACGGACGTACCCTTTGAGATCAAGAGATGGACCCGCGCTGGCGGGGTAATCCTTCCCGGTCTTGTTAAGCGAAGAAACGCAGAAGCCGCCCTTTTTGAGGGGCGGGACTGGAAAGGTGCCTAGCCATGGAGAGAGCGGGAATGCAAGGCATACAGGATAACGCACACAAGCTGGCAGACAACCTCGCTGCTACCTCAGTGTTGGGGGCCATCACCGCCAACCTGCCTATCATCACAGAGTGGATGCAAATGATTGCAGCCTTCATTGGTATCTGCTCTGGTCTGGCGGCGCTCAGGTTTTACCTGAAGCGCACGTCGAAGCTGGACGACGAGGAATAACAGATGGGTGGATTTAACTTCAACATCCCGGGGATCAACTTCAACCCCCAGATGCTACAAAACATCCAGCAAGGGGCAGCGATGGTTGCACCCGCTGCGACTACGGCTCCGGCTGCACCCGCCGTTCCTAGCGCTGTCCTATCTGGCCGAGCGCCGGGCGTTGTATCTGCTGGGACTACAGGGCTGGAAAATATATCTGATTCTGAGATCGCATCCTCACTCGGGCTGGAGTATACCGGCGAGCGCGACATGGATCAGATGATCCAAGACAAAGTGCAGCAAGTGCGCCAAGAGGCGGCACGGGCTGCTGGGCAAGGGTTGTCTCCTGCACAGATTGAGCAAGGTTTTCGGAATTATCAAAACACGGTAGAGCAGCTTAGGGCTGATCCTGCCATGCGAGAACAGTGGTTTGGCAAACGTGACTTTAGCTCCGCTATTGGGGACTTTGTAGACAGCATTGGTGGTCCCGCAGGGCTGTTCGGTCTGACTGTTGGCGCCCTTACGGGCGGCCTTGGTTACGCTGGAATGCTTGGCTCCGCAGGCTCGGGGGCAGCAGCCGGGGCAATCACCGGAGCAGTGTCTGGCGACCCTCTCCGCGCAGGTTTGGCGGGGGCAGCAGGGGGTGTTCTAGGTGCAGGAGCTAACGCCGCTCTCGGAGGAGCAGCACCAGCAGGGGCAACGGCGCCCAGTGTTGCCGCGCCCAGTGTCACGGCTCCTACGGCTGGGTCCCTTATGGCACCGTCTACCGCGGCGGGAACGGCAGGAGCTACTGTTCCCGCGACTGCTGGAGGATTCTTTTCTCCGACGGGAGCAGGGGCTGCTTTAGCAGGCGGAACCGCTTCTGGCCCCGCTCTGACGGGAACGACGAGCGGTCTAGTAGCAGGCGGTGGCGCAGCCGGTGCGATAGGTGCAGCGGGGACTGGGGCAGGAACACTTGGAGGTATCGGGTCGGCGGTTGCAGCGCCTAGCGCTCCTTTAACGATGGCGGGGCTTACAGGAGCCACTT